TCAAAGCCTTCCTTCTTGTATTGCTGCTGCATTTCTAGAAGGTTGGTTTCTAAAACGTCCGTGAGGACAAATACGATATTGGTTATCGTATTCAGTTTGTCTGTTCCTTGCATGATCGTGTATTTTTTTTACAATTATTCTATTTGAGATAGGGGGATTACTGAAATAATAATCCCCTGTTTGTAGACTATTTTATTTTTATTAATTCGCTGTGTATTAGATTAATTGTGTCTACATCATTCTTGAAGCATTCAAGCGTTTCTTCATTGACACATGAAGCATAGTTAAACAAAATCTGTACAAGTTCGTCCGCAAGTTCTTTCGGAGAGATGAACTCGTTGAAGAATGAGTTCAATGAAGTTAGATCGTAATCTTTGTCAGTTTGCATAAGGCAGTTCCTCCATGGTTGAAAGACCAAGTAAACTCATAAGCTCATCAGCTGTCTTCAAAAACCATTCAGGTGATGGGAATGAAGCGTCTTTGTGCTGGTGCATCTTCCCATACTTCTCGCCTTTTTTTGTTATAACCCATTGGAGAACATCTTTCCCCTTACTTATACTGTATCTTGATACCTGTTCTACTAATCCGGCTTCAAGCAGTCTTTTGTTCCCTTCTATTCCGCTCATATACTTTCCCTTCTTATTCAAGATTCTTTTCTTTTTGAAGAGTTCCGATATGGGGAGTGCCGCTTCCTCATCAACAAATTCGGGTAATGGTAATCCGAGAGGGTCTGCAATCTTTTGAAGCATACCTAAAGTGGAATGATTGTCAAGGCTTAGAAGCTTCTTTGTTTCCTTTACCCATGTGAGCTGGTCTTTCAGAACTAATGACTGTTTGGAGTTACTATTTCCCCCGATGCTTTATTGGTGGCAATCTTTTCGCAAATGATAAAGTAAGAACGGGCTTCTTTCCCTTTCTGTGTTCTTTCTACCATAGATAGCTCTTTTGCCATATCAATGGAAAGAGTGTATTCTATCTTATTGTTTCCTCCCCAACTCGCTCCATAATTTTGTGGAGCAAGAATTTGGTAATCTTGGTTCTCTATAAATCCGTATTGTTCGATACGGTTTTTAATCCAAGTCGAAAAATCTTGCTTACTTTCTAAGAAAGCATGTAAGTCACGTGCATTAACGGCTCTTTGTCCGTTGGTCTCTCTGATAGGGAGTAGTTCTCCCAAATTGTTGTTTTCTGCCATAATGATGAACGATTTTATTGGCATTTTAGGATAGAGAAACGGCTATCCACTTCCCGTCGTTCATCACCATACAGGCTGTGGGTGCATTAACACTCCACACGGGGTTAGATAGCCGCAATATATGTAGCAGCGTTGCAGACATAAAAAATGCCCACTGAATAGCGAGCCTCACTCGCCTGTATGTATGATGAACGCTGCAAATATACACTCATTTTCTGAAATGCCAAAATATATTCCGTTTTTTTATTTGACTTTATTTTCTCTGCTTGTTTGTACAACCTATTTTAGAGCCGTACAATGAATTTTCTTACATGAAAGCATCAATTACAAGCTTTCTTATTGAAATTCTTGTCACAGGGCTGGGAATGCGGCCTATCGTCCTCTTTCTTCGCCCTATCAATCCATCTTTGAAACTTGGCAGCTACAAGAGGACAGTGGATGCGCAGGTTTCTGTCGCGTTCCGCTTCCCATTCACGTATCTTTGTCTGCATCTCGATATTCATAATTTTCTCCTATTTCGTTATAATTATTTCTTTTGAAAACTATTGCATATTTGCCCATATATGTCACAAGCACACACTCTATGCCCTTTAGCCTTACAATACGCAGAATTATCCCCAAAGTCCGAGGCATTCTTGCAATTCCGGCATTTGACATATACAATTCCCGGTTTTACTTTCTTTGGCATACTCATGGTGACATCAGCATTTTTCTGGCTTCCTCATCTCCGGATTCAGCCCGGCGTTTCAACTCTTGATATTCAGCATAAGAGATTCTGTTATTTCCACGCTCTTCTATTTCTTTTTCACGTTGGATTCTGTATTGTTCACGCTCATGCCGATCAATGTCAATCCTACGTTCCTTAACATACTCCAGAAGAGAGCATGAAATCTTCATCGGACCAATAGAACCATAAAATTGCCCATATTTCCCTAATTTGAATCTGGATATGAAGTTGCATATTTCAGCCAAATTCATCCAATAGTATTCACCTAGGACAAGAATACAAAGTTCATCCAGTTGTGTGTCGGTTATACCCTTTCCCTGCTCGGCGTAATCGTTAAGGCTGTCAAACTGTACTTTCAGCCACCTAAGTGCGTTGTCTTCACCATACACAGAACGGATGTTTGCAAGCGAAGGTATGTTATCATTCAAGGCAATATCCGCAAGTGTAAGATTTGATATTGCCAGCTTGCCTTGCAAATCAGGATTGTAATCAACCGCCATCCGGGATGGTGTTGGGTATTTCTCCAGTAGAGCCAACTGCTTTTCGTTTAGCTTCTTGTTCTGCAAGGAATTTTGCATCCGCTTCTGCGAACTCAGCCATGAGTCTAGATTTTCTCCGCTCAGAATCAATTCGCTTCTGCTCGTAGATGTCTGTATTTTGTCTTGCTCCATAATTTTTTAATTCAAATAATCCCGCATAATTACTTGCAATCGACTGCTCAACCACAAGCCTTGCTTTATTGCAATCATTTCCACTCAATGTTAGCAATCGGTTGTAGCACATTTTTAGGGATTTTTCCGATTTATAGTTTTCTTTTCTTTCTCTCTTGTATTCAAGCCATTCCTTGAATATGCCCTTAAAATCTTCCGAAACAAAAGACAAATCAACTTCCTTGTTTTGGGGAATTGTTTTCTTATCTCCGTTAGGAGATTCTTTATCTATATCATTTTCATTATCATTTTCATTAAGCTTGTTTTGGGTTGTTTGGGTTGAGTTTAACCCACTGGGTTGTTTGGGTTGTTTTGATTTGGCATTGCAATTCCCTATAGGAGCACCACCTTTACGCCCGTTGTTTCGGTTTCTCTCGACAATGCCATGATATTTAGTTTCGTCTATCTCAAATTGATTGATGAAAAAACCCAATGCCATATCAATGTCCTCCTCTACCGTAACCTCCTCGCCAAGTTGATACTTGAAAATTGCACGAAATAATCGCCCAAGCTGTTTGTCTGATAATCTTGATATAGGTTTGTAGAAAGATTTATATATGATAAAACTATCCTTTGTCATTGCTTAATCTTTTAGGTGTTCTGTTAAGGTTTCCAATTGCCCAATGATATATGGTTTGACATCATCGCTGCAATTGACAACGAAGTCAATAATCTGTTCTGACAACTTATGCCATTCGTTTAATTCGTTTTGTTCCATAAACAGTTTAGTATTATAATTCAACTTCCTCAATTATAAATTCTATCCTTGGATTAAGCTTATCAATCAGCTTTCGTGCATTAATCTCCATACATTGCCGATCGTTCTTTATCGCCTTGCATCCTTGTAGACAGTCAAGTAAAATTTTGAAAGCATTATCAAGATCAGGACGCAAATTTTCGTGATACACATCCACTGTTAGTTTAAAGAAACCTTTTATATTCTTGCCCCTTAATCCACATTGTGCGTAGAAAGTTTGTTCATACTTTTTAAGTACATTCTGTTTTGCTAAAGAACCGTGCCCGTATAATGCTACTATCTTGTAACAATTCGACTTTGAAGGGATTTTTCCCCTTATAATTTGTTTATCGTATATCATAATCCAAAATATCTATTTGCCGCCAGCTCATCGTGTTGACGGATTGTTTCTACTATTTCCTTTTGCTGTTTACGGAAATAACGGTCATTGTCATACCTGCTATGGCATTCAGGACAGCCAATTCGCAAGTTCCATTCTTCCGTAATGTATTCAGGATAAAGTGATCTAGGTAACAGGTGCATCAACTGTGGTGTGGATGTATATTTGTGGCAAATACAGCAATACTGCGGTAGATCCCTTTTTATCCTTGCAAGTTTACGGTTTATTGTACTTTGTTTTTTGCTTATATGTTTCATTCCAATTAAAAGCCCTGAAGCGTATTCTCCAGGGCACAACCATTATTTATTAATCCATGCCATTTAGTGTGGCTCACATTTATGAGGGATAAGCAGGAGTCGAACCTACACAAGTATCGTCTGATTTCTCGCTTTCGTCCGTAGATTGGCTATCCTACGATCTTTAAACTACTCAACAAATGTATTACTCTCAGCTACGGTCTTGATGACTTCCATTTCTATGTACACTTGAAATTTCCATTCATTAGTCTTAGCACCCTATGACCATTTTATCCCATATTTGCCCACCCTATCTTCACAGACCGAGCAGGCATGTAAACAAATACACTTAATCAAAATTAAAATTATCCTCACCGTTAGGTTCTTCGTCCGGCATATCATTACCGAAATCCATCGGTATGAACCAATCTGAAATAAACTCTTCCATAACTAAATCAAATCAATTATTTTGGTTTTAACAATTGCATCCAATCTCATATCAGACAAACCTTGTGAAAGGTGTTGTTCCATCAAAGTGTTTGCCTCCTTTAAATCCTTTGCACAAACCAAATTATAGTATTTCAATTCTTTCTCATTGCCGTTCTCATCAATCTGAGTATCTACAATGGTAGCCTTGAAGAATGGCTTGTCTTCTGTCTTTTCGTTGATTATCTCAATGATGTTTGAACGTGAAATGGAGAAGACATCAGATTCCATATTATCGGATGCGTACTGTTCAAGCCCTTTGGCTTCCGCTTCTGCAAAAAGTGAGCAGTCTGTAATGAAGTGTTCTTTTACTTCTTTTTCAAGACCGTCCTTGTTAGGTTTCATTACCTTTAACTTTACCTCGTAATACATATTATTCCTCCTTTGTCTTGTTTCAGATATGAAATTTGTTTTGTTCGACCTCTATCTCCATCAACTGAATCAAACGTTCTTCGTCTGGAGATGGGATATATATGCCACATTGGGCACTCGCGAAATTCCGAAACCGCTCAATAGTTAGGCTCATCTCCGCGCTGTCAAGATCAGAAGAACTTCGTAGATACTTTATCCGACCCAAAAACTTGTCTTCTCTCTCACGGACGAAAGTGTCTTTGTTGCAGAGAATCTTGTAGTAGTTCCGCTTTACATATTCCATCGTTTCACCAATCTGGCACCCAAAGTAGGAAAGGCATATATGGAGATACTTGTTCTGGCTCAATGACCTTTGGGGTTTCTTCTCAGTCAGTTCAAATACCTTCTGTTCCTTTATCAGTTTCTCCAGCTTCGCTCTTGCCTGCTGGACGTGGAGAGGATTAGAGCCATCGTACTTCATCAGAAGGGCAAATCTAGATCATTATCCGACACGCTAGGAGCATTATTTATATCCTCTGGGGTGGGTGATGTATTCTGAGGTATAAACTCTTTGAGGTCCCCGCAGATATAGTTCCTTCCTTCTACCCGTTCCTCCTTTTTAGGGGAACAAGTGATGAAATGCGTATGCCCAAACTGGGATTTCTCTTTGCGTTCGATAACAGCCACATTCACATAGATTCTTTCAACTCCATCTTTACACTTAATTTTCTTCATCTGCTCACGAGGTATATCAGAGAGACAGATAGAACCACTTAAAATTGCCATAATTATATTGTTTTTAATGTTACACTTCCAACTACTGGAATCTCTCTTAAATATTTCTTATACAAATCAGGATAATCTTTCTCAAACGCCTTCTTGTCGAAATCCTTTCTGATAGTATCCTTTTTGCGAGTAAATGATATGATATCACCTTTCCAACTATATTCACCGGCTTCTACCATAGCCATCATAACGCCATCAGTTATTTCTTTCTTTTTATCAGACCAGTATTTTGCCTGTGACACAATTTCCTGTATTGTCCTCTCCATCTTTCGGTACTCGTCAGGAAGAGTAACAGGGGATATGGAATAGGGATTCACAAACTGTCTGCCTTCCGAATCACATTTCAACAGATTTATTACAATTTCTGATGGTATTCTCTCGACTTCCACTATCTCATGGTTTTTACCTCTCAACCATATACCTATAAGCCTTACCGCATTGCATCCCGGATTCTGCAACTCAAAAAGGTATGCATATATACTCAACTGCCATCTTACAGATTCCTTGTCAAGCACGTAAGTGGTCTTTATATCACCTAAAGTAAAATCCGTATCATTTTCGCGATAAACCTTATCGATACAGCTTGCATAGTGCTCATTGTCAGATACAAGATATTCGGAACATTCGTACCTCAATCCCCAATCATCTTTCAGTTCCTTATATCCTTGTGCTTCATCGCTGTCATGAGTTATCCCAATATCATCGACAAGTTCGCATATACTGTGGATCATAGTACCTCTTTCAGCCGCTTTCCTTAACACGTCTTCGGGAACATCACGGTATTTATCGGGGAAAAGCTGTCTGCCTATCACGGAAGTAATACCGCTTAGTTCCTTATCCCCTAGCATATAAGTATGTTCATCGGGATTGAAAACGACTTGTGATTTGATTAGTTTCATTTCAGTTCTCCTTTCCTTCTTGTCACCGCTTCAACAAAACGTTTGTCACTCTGTAATTCCTTATAATTTCCCCATACTACCTGTAATGTCTCGATTGACAGGCTTGATCTTACTTCCTGCAATGCCATCGCAAGGAAATCCGTTTCCTCAGGTGTTGTACTATCAGGGTCCTTTTGCTCTTCTGTAGGAATCAGGAACAATTGAAGCAAAGAATATTTCAACGCTATGCTCATTGCTTTATTCATTCCTTTATCGCCTGCGTCCATTGCTTCACCCACATTTACAGTTTCCACAAAGCTGCCATCAGTGGTCATATACCTAAACTTTATCGTAGCCCTTGTAAATGTGTTCGTACCGCCGGATTTCGTTATCCTGTTCTCCGTTGTGAAGTTCTGCACTTCCTGTAGTATGAACACCTCATTTTTTGAGAATAATTCATGAAGTTCGTTCATAACGTTGTCAATCCCACGGAATTTGAATCCCTGTTGCTGGTTCTTCTCCGATTTGGTGATAGCCTTTGTCTCTTTAAGGATATTGGCTATCTTACTGTATATTAACTGTTCACTCATTATAAAATTATTATTTACCAACACAAAAAAGGCAGGTCCGCAGTCCTTACAAAGTTCCGCTTCCTGCCATGATATCTTTCCACTTCTTCAAGTTCGTTTTCTAGAGAATCGATTTCTTCATTAAGCAAGGATATATACTTGCCCTTACATTCAGCATTGAATGTGAGCCTTATCGATTCCTCACTCATTGACTGGACTATATCAAGCTCTGAATAAAGCTTTTCCAATTCATCGCTTATCTGGCTTATAGTTCTCATACCTTTTCAAGAAATTGGATCGGCAATGAGCATACACCTTTCATATTAGGATATTTGACATCAGCATATCCGTTAGCGATATAAACTATTGTACCTGTCAACGTATCACCTATCTCACGTACTTTATCACCTTTCTTCATAAACATTTTATTTTAAGTTCAACTTTAACCGGAGGATTCTCCATCCTGGAAAATCCGTCAAGAATTTGCTCTTTAAGAAGTTTTGGAGGTCTGTCAGTAATCTTACTATCCAATACAGACAGTTCCTCACGTTCACCGTCATAAAACACAAGCGTTACGCCTTGAACTATATATGGATTCATGGCAGTTCGGTATAAGTAAGATTTACACCAATGCAGTCATGTGTCGCACGGATACTGTTACGGTATTTCTCCAAATCATCCACCATAACAGGCATGAACAATTTTACTGTATCCCTGCCACCACTGGCATACACAAGCTGGTAACTTGTTATTTGATATTTCTTTTCCATGATATTTATATTATTGCGGCAATGGTTTCCAAAAATTAATATCCCATGCCCGGTTAGTATTTCCACATATCCAAATGTTCTTCTTATGCTCACTATCGAATACCAACATCCCGGTATTCACAAATTTCCCGGAACTCTTCACAAGCACTCTTGTGTCCAATGGTGGAGGATCTTTTTCTGCATTCCTCCATTTCATGGATTCCAAAACAAATTGAGCACCTTTCTCAAAATCCACTGATGCTGTCTTTTTATGGGTAAGCCCTCGTATACCATCCGCATACTCCTTGGCTTTCATTTTTATAATATCTTTATTCATGATAACTTAACTTGTTTCCAATTAAAAAGCTCCTGCTATCTTCACAGACTACAGGAGCAAAACCTAAACGACTTAATCTATCACTTATGATAACTTACAGCCACCGTCAGCGGAATCGGACCGCCATACTATCCGTTAAATGAAAGTAGAGATTAGAACAGATAATTATTTATGTTTATTTCCTTAGACAGTACCAACCATGGACGGTGAAATTCCGTACCTATATTCACATACCGGCACGGACAGACAACATTAACTTTATGAAAATAACAAAAAAACTAGATGAAAAAATCATTCATATTCCTTTAACTCCTTATATGTCATTACCACCAATCTCACACAAAATAATGAGATAATAGAAAATATAATCACCGATACGGATTTTATAGGGCTTTCCGTAACTATCGCACCATAAATCATTCCTAAGGAACATAGTGTGGCAAATATAGACAGGATAAAATTAGCTGTTTTCATTATATTATTTTGGGGGAAGTTTACTGAACCACTGGTGGAAGCTCTTGTATTTGCTTCATAATGTTAGATACTTCATTCGCATCTACATAGCCGATTACATCATTTGTTATTGAAGTGTTATAGCAAATTCCATTATTATCAAGAACTGCAACCTCATAAGTATCAATACCATTGGAGTAGAACAAAGTGTCTTTTAATACACTTATTCCATATCCGTTCTCAAACTGCATTTTAGCATGCTTTGCGTTCATATATTCCTCACGGATGGAAGAAGGTAAGAGAAATGCATTTTTAGTCATTTCATGTTGTTTAAAAACCAAATCCTTGAATTGTTTTAGTTCGTTCATGTCATTTTAATTATGAGTTTGTTCCCCTCAACGGCTTAAACCGGTTGTTACCCCGAATCTTACGGGAGGGGATATATTAGACCTTCCGGCGGTACTTGTGCCCAACCAAGTTTACTTAATGCACTAAGGACAAATCGGTGCACCGAAAGTATGTTCAATCAATTATTATAGACCCTCAATACGTCACGGCATCCCTGCTGGTATTGACTCCTATAATCAGTCCGTTTGTCTGCATTATACGGCTTATGAGTTACACCATATAAGCATTTACAATGATGTGAAAGAACTTTAAGAAGCTCCCCTCAACGGCTTAAACCGGTTGTTACCCCGAATCTTACGGGAGGGAAGAAATTTATTTATCTGTTGAGATACAAGCCAATTGTTTCTTTAGATGACTTATACGATCACATTCGATATCACATATTTGGCTACCTTGTTTTTGGTTGTGGGGATAATGCTTGCATTTCCCATTTTGATAACAAGGACATAACTGTCGGTACACTTTCACAGCTCGTTCCTCTATTTCCTTGGATGCGATATTAACAGCCTCCAGTGCGTCAGCTTTAAAAATCAACGGTTCTACCGGATTACCAAGCTGGTAGCATTTATTATTTATAAAATCGGTTGCTTTGCTCATTTTTTATTTATCTAATAAGTATTTATTTACATCTTGTTTAGAGAAATACAACAGTTTACCCTTTTTAGTATATGGGATAGTACCATCATGAACGCGTTTTCTTAAAGCTCCTTGAGATATTCCTAGATATTCTGCGCATCTAGCAGAATTCATTACAGAATCATTCTGTTTTCCCGTCACTTCTGCAAATCTTTCCGTGAGCATATTCATTTCTGTTCTTGTCATCATAACCCTTGAATATTTATATTTTCACTCTGATAATGGATTCTGCACCACCATAATTCTTTATCGCCTCTTCCCTTATTCTTACTGCAAGTTCAGTGTTGATAATGTACTTTAATGCTCTGCGTACTGTTTCACCGCTAACCCCGAAATGAGATGCGATGTGTTTCTGTGCACCTTGTGGAACGATTATCCGTGGGATTTCTTTGGTTCTTCCTATTTTATTCATATATTTGTATATTAATTATTGCCGTTGCGAAATAAAACTGTATTCAGTCCGTTTTCACATTGCAAAGATAGTATCCATTAATGATACTACAAAAGATTAAAGTATCTTTTTATGATACTATTTGCTATTTATACATTATTCTAAATAACGCGATATATAAAATACTGAATATAAGAAAGATAAGATTACGCAATAAAAAAATGAGGTAATATGATTGACATTCAACATTCAAACGAACGCAACTTTTGTGGGGCTATAACTCCTAAGGAAAAGGATAAAATAATGAAAGCGATCCTTGATATGGCGGCTCATGAAAGAAAAACATTCTGTTTTACTCCTAATGATGTTCCCAATTTAAAAATTAATGGGAAACAATTTGAAATGGTGATTATGGACTTCTTTGAAAAAGATACATAATAAAAGAAAATATTTCTCAATATTGGGATTGTAGTGATATATATCCTACTTGCAAGCTATATGAAATAGCCCAATTCGGAGGATTCAAAGCCGCGTATGAAATAAAGAAAGCTAATATTCAAAAAATGAGCTTGGAACTTGAACTAATGGGGAAAAAACTAGAAAGTGATTTCCCCGAAGAGGCTAACAAATGTATTGAGTTTGCACAAACAATCGCATCATTGTTTGTTTCGCTGAATAGTATAATTGGGATGATAGATACTACTCCCGAATAAGCCATACTCCAACTCCGTATAGATAGTACGGTTATCCGGAAAGCATTGACGGGTTTTGGTTTCATATAATATCTCGCCTGTTACCCTGTCTGTGATAGTCCTTATCCAATACTTATCCTTACGGAATAAAGATATATTCAAGCTGTAACGGAAGCCCGGATCTACACGAACCTCGTTTTCATTCATGTAGTCCACGACTTTAGTAATACAGTCGGAGATTTCGGGAGGAAATTTACCTTGCTCAGAAGCACCTAAAAGGAACTTTATTACATTCCCATCGCTTAGTTTGGAAATGTTTTGCAAAAGATCTGAATTGAACTCTTTATTCATAAATATAAAATTAAAAAAGAGAACCCACGTTACTGCAACCAACGCGAATCCTCTTTTGATATATTAAACACCATGTCAGGTAAGTTTAAACATTTGCACGTAACAGTTGCAGTGTTACAACGCAAATATAGTATCCTTTAATGATACTACCTAATAATATCTATATAATATGGATGCTTTTAACGTTTATACAAGTAGATTCTTAGAAGTTATAGATTCTCTAAAAATCAGTGACTATCAAGTATGGAACAATTTGGAATCATTGTCTAAAGGGACAATGTCTAAAATTAGATGTGGCAGAGTTGGGGTTTCAATGAATGTTTTATACGAATTTTGTAATAAATACAATGTTAATGCAAATTATATTCTTACAGGAGAGGGTGAGATGCTTAAATCTGAGCCAGCATCATCCGATTCAGAATCAAAAACTAATAAAACATCCGCACCGTACCAAATTGAAACAAAAAATATTAACATAGATTTACATGGAGAACAAATGAGACAGCAAAAGGACCATCGAAGTCCTTATAAAAGTAATAGAAACATACCAAACACGTATGGATGATTTACTAAATGTTATCGAAGTGCTTAAAAATGAAAACACCGATTTGAAAGAACAGTTACAAAAACCAAATGTAAGCTAAACAAATGAACATCTTATCATGTTTTTTAAGGAGATTAAAAACCTTAGACATGAACAATGATATAATACACAAATTAGAAGACATTGCCATTAAGATGAACAACCAACATGATAGATTAGAAAGACTTCTTTTCGGGGTTGAGTTAAATCTAATTACATGCAATAAAATAGAGCCAGAAAAGAATAATATACATAAGACGATTAGTCTTAATAAAAAATAGATATTATGGAAATGTAATATGATACGTTATACAATCTTGTTAAAAATAGGTGGATTTTTTAACTTAAAAACGGAATTTGTCGGTATCACAAAAACATAAAAAAAGCCCTCTATAGGGCTCAGAAACGAGTTGAATATTTTTACCGTGTGATACCAATAGTAAAAAATAACGCTTAATCGGTTGATTATAAATAATTTGTTAGATTCCCGTTGGGGATTACCGCTTAATGCTAAATAGTTACTTTATTTTGCGTTTTTGAATATTTAATTTTATCTTTGCGCCATGAAGATAGCCCTTGATACATTGAAAGGCTACGTTGACCGTAGCTCACTAGTGTAGATGTATGGGGGGTATCTTTTTTTGCACCTTTAGATTGCAGAACAAAACTACAATTCGAAAAAATTATTTATCAATCTTTTTCATTTCCTTTGCTGTCATTTTAAGAGCTTTTTTAATTATAGGCAATTCTTTTTCTTGTGGCAACTGTTCAGGTTTGCGCCCAGTATTTTGTTCTACTATATTTCGGACTTGTCTTCCAACAGTATAGTGTGTTTGTTCTAAATTAGCTTGTCCAGATATTTGTTTACTCTTTATAAGCTCTTCGGTTTGGGTAACACGGAATAGATTGGCAGCAAGTTCGGTACGGCTCATTCTGTCAAATAGCTTTCCTTTTTTAACGCCACGTTTCTTTTCAAGCTTCCACGATTCCATATTATACATACCCAGATAACCTGCATTTTGAAACTTTGCATAATCAGTAACATTTGCGGCTTTTGCTGTTGAAGCGAGAGATTTGTTTCCATCTGCAAGTTCTTCACGTATTAGCACGCGGTCTATTTCCTGATTGTTTTCAATGTATAATTCAAATTTTCGTGTTTGCTGTGCGAAATAAGCTTGCGCCAATGCTACTTCTGGCTTCTTTGGATCGCCATTCATAGCAGCAAGATAACACGCAAAACGTGTAAGTTTGAAGTCTTGGAACTCAACACCATTATTATTGCGTTTCACAGCTATTATATTTTCATAATGAGGAATGTTGAGCGAAACAAAAGCCTTTGTCGCGCGGTCAAGAACTTTACAAAATGCTTTCATATCATTATATCCAAGCATAACCATTACTTCTGAGGCCCACCAATAAACGATGCCGTTTTGGTTTTTAAAGTCTTCAAAAGAAAGAATCGCATTGTTGTTTTCTTGTTCCATTTCCATCTATAATTTAAAATTCGGCTCAAAGATAGAATAAAGTATTTGTTATTCCAATAATATCATATAATTAAGATATATAATTTTATTGGATTTATGTATATAATTTCACGACTATTTTGTAAAAACGGTAATTCCAACAAGTCAAAGAACGCTTCTGTTCGATTATTATTTTTCCATTCCCTTTCTGCAATGTTCACATAAGAACTGGTGTTTAAATATACATTAATATCCCTGCTATCAGAACTGGATGGCTTGTTATGGAACAACACTTCTCCCGGCAGCATATATACTTTTAACTCCACATCGGACTATGACTCAAAAAAGCATCCGTTTGGAGCAGCAGGAACAGTAGAGGTCAAACGTTTTGGCGGCAGTTCCACTATTCAAATTCTCTATGACATCAACAATCATGTTTTTTTGCGGAGGAAAGTAGGGGAAGAAGCTTGGAACGCATGGACACAGGTATAATTGTACACCAAGAATCCCAAAAACTAATATTACCATTTACAGGAAACTGACATAGAGACAGTTTCCTGTATAGTATTTATGGATTATAAACTGATGATGTATAAACATACCATGGATTCCATACTCCACTTGTGCTTCTATATCTATGGTAAATCTTATTCCTAATAGAAAACATGACTTGAAATATTCCTCCTGATGGAGTCACTCCACATATAAGCATTCCATGATCATTAGGACCTACACCACTCGCATCAGGTTGTCCTAAAACGCATACTCCCCGCTCAATAAAACCATCTAAATTTTCATTTGTTGCTAACTTGTATCCACGATAAGGAAAACCAATCAGTTCTTCCAGAAGTGCAAACAGATAAATTTTATGTCAAAGAAACCGTCTTCCAGGTTCCCCAAGCACCATTCCACCATTTTATTCTAAACACTAAAAAACCACCATAGTTATTAGTTCTAAATTGTACTGTTGACTGTCCCAGATTGTGACTGAAAACAAGAAGCGTTTGATCATTGTATGAAGTGCCTTTTATTGCATATACTCCAGGCTCATACACTTTATCAATATCGTCTTCAGTTTCTAATTGGATATACCCTTTTCCTTTAAATATAGTACTACTGCTAACTCCTAACAGTCCTCCCAGAAGCATTTTTTGTGGTTTATTTTGTAAATACAGAAGATTCTTTTAACTTTAAAAACAAAAAGTTGAATATGTTAGAGAAGATCAGATACCGTTTGGTTTATAACCGACAAAACAAGTTAAATCGACAAGGGACAGCCCTAGTCCAAATAGAAGCCTATTTGAATCAGAGAAAGGTATATTTTAAAACCAATGTTTATCTAAAGCCGGAGTGTTGGAGTAAGGATGGCGCTCAAGTAATTAACCATCCGCAATCGAATGAGCTTAACGCAATGCTATATGAGAAAATACTGGAGTTGCAGGCTATAGAACTTAGCTATTGGAAAAGAGGACTTGAATCAAACCTTTCCACGTTAAAGGAGGCTGTAAAAAAGGGAATTAAACCAGTTGTGTCGTTTTTAAAGTTTGCGATACAAACGATAGAGAATTCAGATAGGAAACCGGGAACCAAGGATAACATGCTGGGCACGGTAGCCACTTTGAAGGAATTCCGGAACGTGATAGAGTTTACTGATATAAATTATACGTTTTTGAAAGAGTTTGACGCATTTTTGCGAAACAAGAATCTGAAAGTAAACACAGTCGGAAAACACATGAGAATACTGCGTACCTTGGTCAACGAAGCAATAAACGAAGGTTATATATTACAGGAGGCATACCCTTTCCGTAAGTTCAAGATCAAGAAAGAGAAGAAGGAACATAACTTCTTGATGCCCGCAGACTTGGAGAAGCTGGAGAATCTTGAACTGCCGGACAGGAAGAACAACAGCCGGCACATACTGGACGCATTTCTCTTCTGCTGCTATTGCGGATTGAGATTCTCTGATTTCAAGCAATTGACTTATAAAAATCTCGTAACAGTTGATGGAAAGGAATGGCTAGTTATGAATAGCATCAAAACAGGCGTAAAACTCAATATTCCGCTATATCTGCTGTTTAACGGGAAGGCCCTGGGTATAATGCGGAAATACGACAGCATCGAACAACTGGCTGCATTAGGTTGCAATTCGGACACTAATCGGACATTGCAGAAATTGGGAAGGATGGCGCATATCAGCAAGAAATTTACCTACCATACAAGTCGTCATACTTGTGCTACTCTGTTGGTACATCAAGGCGTTCCGATAACCACCGTCCAAAAACTCTTGGGGCATACATCGGTCAAGACAACAGAGATATATTCCGAGGTGTTTGATGAAACGATCATCAAGGATCTGACAAGGGCTAACCAGAAGTATTCTAAACGTAGAAATGTAAAACAAAATCAAATAAAATCTCAAAAATCCCCGGAAAAATACATCAGGCAGTAGAAATCTATAAAAGCTATCTGTTTTATACTTGTTTTTCCGATCCCATTCCATAAAATTCGTTTCCTGTCAATAAAAATACAAACTCGCCAGTCTTGCCGTTCTATTAATTCTCTTCATTCATCTTGCAAGTAAAAAATATTGCATTAATGGCAATTTTTTAAGAAGATTGGTTTTTGTTTCAAAATTGGCTCCTTATAACTAATTAATATAATTTTCTTTTTGTATGTCGTTTTAGAATTGATATCTTTGCTATTATCTTCAAAGTCTGAGCAAACGATATATAGGATATTGGACAGCAATGATGTGCCAAGACGTCCCAAGGTTAGAGGTGTAAGAAAAATATTTGTCACGATAGAGGAGGATGTAGCTGCTATCTTAGATAAGGAGCAATCGGTATCATTATATGTCAATGAGGCTATAAGATTCTATCACAGTAACCGGCATTAATTGCCGGTTATTTTTTTATTAAAACTATATTTAAAATCACGTTTTGAATCGTGTTGTTTAGATAAATTAAAGTCATATCATTTCGCAATACCCTAAAAATACCCATGAGAAAAAAAAATCTTAAAAATATACCAATACTTTTTGTATAACACCCGATGTTTTTTTATTAAAGCTTTGATATATCTTAAAAATATACCAATTATATATTATATTTTTTCGACACATAATAAGCCAAGGAGGCGACAGAATAAATTGCAGCGCAATCATCTGAACCATTATAATCCAATATCCCATCCATAAACTCATTGTATTGCGGGATCTCATCATAGTCTGCACGAAACATCACATTATTTTTGATAAAATCCAGAAAAGCAGATACCCTAGCATCTGTTCCCATATTTTTATGCATAATTCTGACATCATATCTATCCCTTAAGCCCCGTGCTATGGGGAAATAATTTTTCTCACTTTCAAACAACACTTCCACAGGAGATATGCCCTCTAAAAATGACAGGAGAACAGTCTCATCAAATGATCCTGTATATGTCACATTATCTATATATATTCCCTCATTTACATAGCACGAAACGATAATGAACTTTCCGGCATATTCGGGAAGAACATATACAAGTCTTGTCCCCTGAATATTTTTAGACATATCAAAATATCTCATATCTTTATTTTCCTGTTTAATTTTACTTCGTTTCCTTTTCAAAGAGAAACGAGTATATTCATCCTTGAATACCCATACAGTAATATATCGCAGACAATCCACCAAGTGACCGTATCTCTCATAAGACTGTCCTGTAATCTTATCCTTTACTCTTTTTTTCAGCACCCCTCCATTAACGTCCTTCTTGGCATTGTTATAATCGACTATCGAGTTTTTACATCCATCATCTACCGAAAATGACATACCCGAGCCTCCATCGAGCATGTAGTTTACAAATTCACCTGACATCGGTACGGACGGGTTAGAAGCCGGTATCCTCTCCTCAACATGGTAATCGCTTTCCAGCCCTTCCACGAACTTATCAAGAAACGATCTCTTCTCTTCGTCTATAGTGTTCCCGTTTTTTGTCGAAGCATCTCCGTACAGATACAGCATATCATTATACCTTATTGATTTCAGGTAATCTACCGCCATTTTTGAAGCCTGTGTTACCGTGTTGAACGGATCACTGGCGCATATCTCGTTAAACTGCCTTATACTACTTCCATCCACCTGGAAAAATGATATTGAAATATAAGGGAGCACATTGTTATCAATTGATATATGAACCGGCATCCCTTTAATGTAGTGTGTCGTTTTTATGTGTTTGTTTGAATCAAATGCATACAGGAACTCTCCTCCTGTCTTAATGCTTCCCCATTCTCCCAATGCGTATACCCTGTAGTAATTATAATCATGATCCTTGTACCATTGGTAATTAGATATCGTCTGTCTGTCATAGTATCCATACTTCCCGTCCGGAGAACCTACTACCCAGAAGTTGTTCTTATACGAAGAATGCAGCTCTACCGTATCCGATGGATATCTTTCCATTTTTCCCGTACGCTCATTAGCTATCATTCTAGATTTATTATATCTCTTTCCTAATATCCGGCTATAATCCTTAGGTAATAAACTCCTTTTTATCGGATATCTTACTTTCCCGTACAAATCATTCGGATGCTCATCCCACTCGTATGTATCAAGGATCTTGGTTTTTATCCACGAGTCCTCTGATACTGGATTAAAGTTGCATATAATCTGTAGGCCCTCCTTTCCTCGTAGGCGGAAACGTATTTGTGTGAAATCCTCATATTCAAACTCAGTGGCCTCTTCCATCACTATCCAGCGATATCCTGTGATAGACTTTATCTTCTCGGGATCGTCCAATCCTGTAAAATCGATTTTGCAACCATTTATACAGGTTATATTATTTTCCTTTGGAGCGAAAAACTGACTCAATTGAAGAGCTTTCATTTGGGTCTTAAACTCTTCATATACCGTATTCTTAAGACTGGCTCCAACTTTTCTCACAACGAGAGCCGAACCCTCTCCGGAGAATACAGACAACAACACGGATTGTGTCGTAGATACAGATTTCCCTGATGAGGAACCACCTCTGTTTATAATATACCGGATATCCTTGTCATGCATCGCCTCACGGATATGCCAAAACAGGGGATTAAACAATTTATACGAGAACACCATCTCTATCATTGCTCGTCCCCAATTATCATGCGCACATTGGTACTGACATCACTTTTTACTGGAGCATCCCATCCAAGCATCTTGCTTATCTGTGTAATGGCGGCTATTTTGCTATATAGCCGTATCTCTACTCCATATTGAGTATCCTTAATCGATTGGATGCAACATCGGACTGGTTTTGGTATATCATCAAGAGAACGGACAATAAACGTATCTTTACTTTTTAATTGAAGATCTATAGGGTCTACATTTACCACATTTGTAAGAAAACGCAATGCATCTTCCTTCTTCATGTCAGACTTTTTTAAGATATCAGCCTGCAATTCATTTACACGGGATGCGACAGATGGATTTCTCAGCAATTCAAATGCACGCTTACTAACGACCCCATCCTTCCATCCAATACTATTAGGGTAAGCTTTCCGATATGCATCTGTAGCATTACCTGTTTCTATATAATAATGACAGAAATTTTCTCTATTTGCTACGAGTTTTTTCCCCATAAAAGTCTTTTCGTCCGAAGAACGTACCGTGCTCCTTTACACGGAAACATTATAATTCAAAGTTACAAAAAATCTGAATAAAAACAAAACTTGTCATTTAATTCATTTTCTTAAAAGTTCTTTATCATGTAAACCGTGATCACAAGCTGTCTTATAAGCTCGATCCCGTAGTTCGTTCAAATTAATATTATTCATTGTCTATTTTTTTATAATCCTTACATCCATTACGATAAAAACCACCATCATATAAATCACTGTAACCATGGTTCACTTTAAACCGAAGAGGATGGTTTAGCGCACAAAGATCACTATAGTGCTGTTTAGCTGATTCTTCAATTACTTTCTCCATCTCATCATCATCTAATACCCTTTCGTCCGGTTTAAAATTCTTGCATGTATCACAGTAACGGATAGGTTTACGTTCTCCTTTTTTCCCTGAAGGCTTTTTAAACCCTTTTAGCCAACAGCTTTCGTCTTTGATAGGGCAACATCTACAGTAATCATCAATATCGTAAAATTGACAGTAACCGTCACAGAACCATTCTCGAAACTCTGTAAGCATTTTCTCTTTTATAAGTTCTTCCTTCATTTCCTTATTCCTAATTTAATTTCTTCATCCTTGATTATTTTCCCAATCTTATCGGCTTCCTCATATCGTTCCTCCCTTATCAACTTTCTTTGCAGCTCCGAGAGCTGGTTAAGGAAAACAATATCGTTACGATCTGACACACGACGGACATATCTTTCTATATCATCCAGCTTATTCTCCATGCGTATATGCCACTTGCTTACCAAAATTAAAGTAAATGCTAGAGCACAAACATTTAATGAGGCAAGGATGAATTTAAATATTGATTCTGCTATTTCCATAATCATATAAGTTTTAATGCTTCCTGTAAACCTGCTTCAAGTGCTTCCTCGTAGCTATCCCATTCCTCTCCATCATTTGTTCCTTTATAAACAGAACTAGCCATATGAGTTCCATTGTCAGCTTTAGATATTTCGTATCCATAGCCACAAGCACAGTTGTATATACATATATGAATGTTCTTAGTTTCACGAAGCCACTTCTGGGCGATGGATTGTATTGGACAAGAATAGAATAATTTAGGTAAATCCTTACTAGTTCTAAATATGGTTTCCATCATCAAGCCTTTATCGTTAATGATATATTTGCAATACTCATTAAAGCCTTTCTCTTTCAGCAGTTTCGCTGTTTCTAATGTTACAAATTCTTCGGTCATGACTATTCTCCTTTCTTCTTTTCACATTCTTCACAATGTAATTTATAAGCATGGGCAAACATCTTTAACGTAACAGGCTCAAAGTGAAAATCTGCCTGTTTCCCTTCTATGACAACTGAAACACATAATTGGCCATCGCAAAAATCAATATATGCCTCACCACCTCCATCTCCGTTAATGGAAAGTGTTTGTGTCTGTACGCTATTCATAATTATTCTCCTTTAATCTTTTAATTAGGGCATCAGCGCAATTAAGCGAATATTTAGCGACTACATCAGAATTAACACCATAGTCGTTTGCTATAACAATTTTAATAATGTCTTTTGCCAATTCGTACCTACGTTGTTCCCAATCAATGTTTTCACTAAAAAAATTAAGTTCTGACACCTTGATATACATGTTTCCCACCAATGCAGTACCATCATCATATAAATCCTTAATCTCTACAATTTCTCCAGTTGATTTTATTCTTGCTTTCATTGTTCCTCCTTTGTTTTAAAGTGTTCAATCAATTCGTTTACGGTAGCCTTGTGATAATATGATAAGTTAAAATCATTAGGCATCCCATAGAAATCCATTCCAGATAAACCTCCATCAGAGCCATCCCGGTATATACCCCAATCGCCCTTACCATTAGTGAATAATTGATTGTTGTCTGTATCATCCCTTAATGCAGCGATAGCCAGGAAAAGTTCTTCATTCGTTCCGCAATCAATACTTCCATATTTTTTCAAAGGATGCCCATTCTTTATCACATGATTCTTTTGGGATAGTAAAAAGAACTTTCCATTATGACACATAATAAAATCATACTTGTTATCATCATCTGCATAATATTTAGGCTTACCATGTGAATACCCCAATTCTTCCAGCTCTCTCCGAAGCTCCGGTGTGTTTTTGCGTATAAAGCACGGTGTTGTAAATCCCATAATTATTCCTCCTTTCCAACTTTAACATATCCGTTTTCAATGCACCAGCACAACATATCGTAGGCTGCATCAATGAGTTCTTTACTCTCTGTAATCTTTATCATAGATCTAGAATAAGGTTCCATATACAAGCACGTATAGCTATCTGCAAGTTTCTGGATGGTCAGCACTTCTTTGCCAATAAAACAAGGCAGCTTATCGAGAATGTCCTGCAAGGTGTAGATATGGTATAATCCAAGTTCTTGTAAATGCTTCATTTGCTCAAATGACAATACCTGTTTCATTTCTTTTCCTCCTCCGTTTTAATCTCTGTTATTTTGCCACGACTGACAAAACACTGACCTATTCCCAAATCGAGTAAGGCACAATAGTTATCGTCTAAAAGATTAGAGCATTCCTGGCATAAGGAACATTCATTACAAAATCCTTCTGATGATTCATGCAGCACTCCATCTATTATTATTCCGTTATTTACTTCCATACCGTTCATTCATTAGAAGTTACACCCAAACACAATACTTTGTCAGAAACGCCTATATCGTCAAATTCCAAAGTTAAATACTCTGTATCGTAAGGATAAGGGTATCTGCAATTTTTCAATTCTTCATCCGTCAATTTGCGTCTGATACGCATCTCGATTTCAAAATCATCGGAAAGGTTCTCTATGATTTTTCTAAGTTGTCCTACGTTCTTTATTTCCATAATCAATCTCCTTTTTCTTTAATCCGTTCCAGTACATCCCTGTTGGATTTGAGTATCTCGTCAAAAGAGGGGATGGGAAACCATGCCAGCACGATACTGTTTCCGTGAATCCATCTTTCCTTTGTATCTAAATTGCTGCTTCTACGAAACTTTTCTTCTCGAATACATGGTGTGCCATAACACATCACCAAAACAAAAACTTTTTGCCCCTCTTCCGGCAACCGTTCATTAACACTAATCCACGGTGATTGCTTGGATTGCCATTCGGCACCTTGTCTGAATGCCTCTTTAACCAACCTCATTTCGTATCCATCATCGTAATGACATTCATAACAATCTTCTGCCGCTTCCTTCGCTGCATCTTCTACTGTCTGTTTCATATCTCTCCTTTCCATCTATCCTAGCAGTATATACATTGCTACTAGGAATAGATAATAAATTGTTGTTTTACTCATTCCTTTCTTGTTATGTACTTTTACACATAGAACAAAATCTAAACCTTTTGCAATCCACAGCATTCCTGTGATATCTATCTGCGCATGCAGCAAAGAAAGTGCAGTTATGACAATCTCTTTTAAATTTTTTCTTTTTCTTTACTTTAGGATATTTCATTTTTCACTCCTTTCTTTCCTGTTATGAAGGTTTATTAATTACCAAGTCGCACTCAGGTGCCCATCCTAAAGATTTCGCACCATCCCATACATTGTATAACCATTCATCCACATATCCCTTTTGTGGATTAAAATTAGAATGATGGAGGTTAATTATCTCAACCTCTTTGCCAATCTTAGATTTATCTGGATGATTGGCTATTTTTACTTTTTCTCCAATCCTAAATTTAGCTTCCATTACTTCCGTTTTTTAGTTGGTATATAAATTGGGGATGCTTTCCCTTTATTGTTTTTGTTTATGCCATTCATTTGTTCAACCATCTTTTGATTGAAGATGGTTGAACCAGCAAGACCTTTGATATTCTTTCCCATATTAGTTCCTTTCGGTTTAGTTTTGAGCTTTTCAGACTACATCATTAATACTAATTTCTCCTTTCAATACTCGTTCTACCTGTCTGTCGATTATCTCTTGAAACTCTATCTGGCAGATAAGCGAGCAATCCGGTATAATCTCTTCTACTGGGTCGCCCCGCCACGTTGGTAGTTCATCAAGGAAGATACGACCGTCTTTATCCTTTAGGCAGGTAGCTCCAACATCACGCTCAATCTGCGCCATTCGAGCAAATACTTCCGGAAAGTCCTTCCGGATTTTATTCCAGTATCCCATTCCACCTTTGACACAACCGATACAATTATTGTTATTGTAACCCATCTTGTACATGGCAGGGATTTCAATGCCAGCTTTCCAAAGCATTCCCATTGCATCTTGCTTGGTTATCTGTCGCTCGATAAGTGGGAACAACGGCTTTGTATCAGGATATTGCTGTTTAAAGCGGACAGCACGGTTTATTTCTTTCGGGTCAAAGTCGAATCCCCAGACTTGACCGTCCCAATTTCCCAACTCTTTTTCCAGCTTGTAACGGACTTGTTTCTTTAATTCGAATGTGCAAGCTGCACCAGTAGGACCATTAATAAATCTTTTCTTAGCCAACACATCCTCTACGTTAAGATACTTATCGCTGCGAATGGTATGAATTGGCCGCCCGTACCATCTCTCGCAATCTGAGATAAATCGGACATTATCTGGATGCCCGGAACCTGTTTCGATATAATAGAGTTGTACATCGTTATACAAGTTCAATGCTATCTTACAAGCTACTGCGGATGTTACACCGCAAGAAAACCATGCTATTATCATTTGATTCCTTTCTTTCTTCCAGTGAACTACCTACGGTTTCGGGATAAACCTCATACATGCCGATGCTTTTCCCTATTTCTATATCATTTAAATTCGGGATGATAGCATATCTATCCTCTTCAATCTTAACAAGAGAGCCATATAACCATTCTTCACCGTATATGCTCTTACCTCTGAATTTTATTTCACGATTCATTTTATTTGCTAAAAATGCCATAAATATTCCTTTCATATCCTTATTAGTTAATTAATATCGCTCCCTACAAATGCCGCTATGGCATCAAATTCATCATTTGTATACTCATAGCCGTTAATGATTATAATTTCATTCATTTCTATATCGTTTTGAATTATTTTTTTATAACTACCGCCATTGTACTAATAGAAGTGCCACTCTCTTTAAACTCGCCTGCGCTGATTTCAAACACTTCTCCATGTACTTCTTTCAGCCAGTTGCGGAAATCAATACATTTCTTTTCCGAAGCAAATTTCCAGTGTTGGCTGGTTATTGCCGCAAGGGTTCCACCCTCTTCCAATCGATCATACATAAGCCTGACATGCTCTATATCCTGATTACTGGAAAACGGAGGATTTGCAATAATCTTAGTGTAACTACCTACACTGTCTTTGGTAAAGTCTTCATCAAGCAATATTACGTTGTTAAGGGTATGAAGAAATTCTCTGTTTTCCGGCATCAGCTCATAACATTCAACCATTACAGAAGGACAAGCCCGGTGGATTGCTTTTATAAGGGCGCCACGCCCGGCACTCGGCTCCAGTACCGTATCATCTTCATGTATCCCTCCGGCAAGCATAACCAGCCAGTCAGCAACATCGGCCGGAGTTTCAAAAAACTGGTAATCCTGCTGTAGGTTGCACCGTTTACCCTCTTTCAGCATGGAAAACACACGCTCCGGATTAAACGGGAATGTGAAACCCTGTATCTTCCCACCTTGCCATGAGCCGCCAGCTTCTTCTATCCACTTCTTTGCTTCGGCATAAGATTTTTTATTGAATTGAACTTGAGGAAGTTTGAGGATATTGTTCTCAAGAGTACAATGTTTCAGTATTTCTTCTACATTCCATTTTTTACCTTCGTCAGCCTGTTTCTTCTTTTCCCCAACCGGGGCGTCAGGTGCTAACAGTGAGGAAATTTTTTGAACAACCGTATTGCTCGCATTCACGAAGGTATTGACACAGGATAGCGCTTCGATCAAGAAATCGGTGTCAACATGCCCGGTATCGTCATAGATGTCTATCCCTTCGGTCATGGATGACAGTTCATTGAGCTGCGCAACACTACCATGTAACGTTTCGATTAAAATCTTTTTTTTGTTCGTCATAACTTTTCTGCAAATAAATTCTTGTTGTGTCTACACTCCCATGACCTAAAAGGTCAGCCAGTTGAATAACATCTTTGTTTTTTTTCAGGAACATTTTAGCGAAAAAATGACGAAAGGCGTGGGCGTGCATCTTCCTTGAATCAATACCGCAATGTTTTCCCCATGCTTTCAAGTGCTGGGAAAAGCCCCGCTGTGTGATCGGACCGAATCTCCCTACTGCGAAAATCCCGGTCTTACCATGTTCCTTAGCATAAGCCTTCGCTTCTTGCTGCAATTGCTTTTGAAAGAAAAAACGTCTGTACTTGTTACCTTTACCTTTCAATGTAACCTCACCACTAATTATATCCTCCCATGTAAATCGTTGAAATTCCGACAGACGGGCGCCCGTTGTACCCAAAACCTTAATAAAGAAATAGTAATCCTTATTGTTTTTTGCCTTGAGATATTCCAACAGCCGGTTATATTCCTCCTCGGTCGGCACATTGTTCACATCAAGTTTGCGCTTTATTTTGGGGCGCTTCAGTTCTATAGGCTTCTTCAGCCATTTAGAGAATCTTTCGATTGCTGTAATCCGCAAACGGATGGTAGCGGGAGATAATTTTTCTTCTTCAAGACTTTTTATAAACCTCCTGCAATTATCCATGTTTACCTCATTGGCGTATTCGAAATACTTCTTCATGGATGTGTAATATATATCAACTGTATGAGAAGAGTAATCATTGTTATCAGTCAACCATATTATGAAATCATGGAGTAGTTTCTTATTTTTCTCTGAAATGACGTCAAGCTTTTCCAAAGGTTTCACCGCCTTTTCCCTTTTTCCATATCCGATGTTGAGATAGGATAATAGATCGCATATCGCTGAACACATTAGCGAATGACGCACCATGACATCTGCATTTTCACGCTTGTAATTCAAATAACCACGGCGGTTCACTTCTTTGGTCATCTCTAAAAAATCCGTGACATGCTTGATATATTTCCCGACAGTATCATAAGTCCTTCCTGTCGTGTATATGTAAGAAATATAATCAGTTAATATCTTCTGCCTGTCATTATTCATAATCTTGTTTAATTAAATTATACCAATCATTGCTATCTTCAAAAAAACATCTGTATCCATTAGCCGTATGTTTGCCTCTCACTTTCCGACATATAGCACTGATCAGAGAAGGAGCCACGCCAATCATCTTACCAGCCATTTGTATCGAAGGGAATACTCCACATAATTTCTCATCCTTTATCAAAACAACGCTCTTTTTATTCATACCTGCTCCGGTCTTATGCCAAGCCCCACGTCCTTTAGACAGATTTTTTATACTTCTGGCTTTGGACCGTTTTGAATGATAAACCATTTTACGACCCTTGTTGTGAGAAACACAACCTTTTAAAAATCGTCCGGTAATAAAGTCTCTCTCAAATCGCTCAGGCGGTATATATAATTCACTCATATCTGTTCAAATTTTAAATATTAATCTTTTTCTAAAAAAGTGTTAGTAGTATTCAACACTCCGGCTGAATCCCGATTTTTACCATCACGCACAAAAAAACTATCGCTTAACAGCCTTTCATAATCGATTTTATTCATAAGAATAACACTCGCATTGCCATCTATATACAGTTTGCATTGCATGAATTGAGTTCCTTTTACTTCCTCAATTACATCTATTTGCATTGTTCTTTTTTTACTCATATCTGTTCGGTTTTGAGTTATTTGAATAAGTTTTTCATGGACTTGTTTATCGCATCCAGTTTATCATCCATTGATGGATGAACATATAGATTCATAGTCGTAGATACATCTGAATGTCCTAAGATACGACTCGTTGTCTTCATATCGGCTTTAGATGCAATCATGCGTGTGGCGAATGAATGCCTTAGACCGTGGAACTTAATACACCTGTCCAATCCAACTTCATTCAAAACGAGATGCCTGTAATAGTTTCGGTAAACCCTTGGCTCACAAAACTTCTCATCTCCTGTTATAACGTAAAAACTATCATTATAGCAAGCCTTGAATTTTTTCAAGATGCCAAGTAAATCACGCCCTATGGGTATGTCACGGCGGCTTTCTATGGTTTTAGGAGTCGATTCTATTACTTTACTCTTCTTTGTGTCAATATCCAAGATTCGTTCAATCGTATGAGCCACATGAATGCATTTGTTATTAACGTCTATATCTCCCCAACGAAGACCGCAAATTTCACCAATTCGCATACCTGTGCATAACCCGATTAGAATTCCTAAACGTTTAGGTTTAGGATTGCTCATTATAAATGAAATGATTTTTCTTTGTTCAACCTCTGTATATACTTCAAGATCTTTAGAACCTTCCATATTAGCGGTAGGGAATTGAACACGGTACTTTACATACTTTACCTCGAATCGTTCCATAGCATAATACAGAAGCATTTTGAAAGATATGAATATATCTTTAGCCGTTTTCACGGATAATCCTTCTTCAATTAAGGAAAGCATGAATCTCTGCATTTCGTCATTAGTGACATATTCCGGTTCTTTATCTCCATATATAGGAAGTATTCTTTTAGTGAACTGAAAGACATAAGCGGAGCATGTGCTTTCCTTTACCAACTTGCGTTTCACAGGAAGCCACCTATCATATATCTCTTGAATCGTCATAATGTATTTCTTTTTTTATTGTTAACTTATTTTCCGCATCTTTTATTATGTCGCTAAAACCTAAAGTATCATCTTTTTGGTTTAGAAGAATATACTTCATTTTTATGGATTTTTCCAAAACGTCACCATGGTAAACATATCCCATAATCCCGCGAATTGATAAATTAAGGAGCAAAATAGGTATTGATCGTGCAGACAACTCCCAACATGTCACCATATTCTGCGATGGAAAGTGCTCCCAAGGAATCTTGTTGTGGCACCGCTGCCACCAATCAGCGATTATCATAGAACCATTTCCGGCTGTAGGCTCATGTATCGAACCAGCCTGGCTGGTTAATTTAGAACAAAGGATTCCAAGGGAGTTTGGTGTGAAATCCTGTTTCTTCTGCTTCCGCTCTGACAATTCATTCTCATACAAAGCCTGAAACCAATCATAAGACATATCGTAATCATTCATACGGATCAATTCGTTATAGATTTTATTGCGTAATTCTACAGAACCGTCAAGAATACGCATTACTGCATCAGGAAGATCTCTTAAATCTTCTATATGAAATATTTTAAATGCTTCTTCTTTTGTCATATTAATAATCAATTTCTGTTAACCATGCATTATCGTTCTCAAAATACACTCTATAGCCTCTCACCGTTTTATGACCTTTCTTTTTTAAACAAACATCACTTATGTGAGATGGAGTAATACATAATTTTGCACCAGCCTCATTGACAGAAGCATATACACCTATCAACTTCCTGTCTTTAATAACGACAACAGATTTCTTATTCATACCTGCACCAGTTTTATGATGCGCTCCACGACCTTTAGACAGATTTTTTATACTTCTGGCCTTGGAACGTTTTGAATGATAGGTCATTCTCTTCCCTTTATTATGTGGAGTACAACCTTTTAAAAACTGGCCATTAACAAGATTCCTCTCAGGCCGCTCAGGCGGTATATATAATTCACTCATATCTAATCAGTTTTAAATATTAATCTTTTTCGATGAAAGTGTTAGTCGTGTTTATCACACCAGCAGAATCAACGCTCTTACCATCCCGGATAAACACTTTTTCTCGCATTAACTCTTCATAGTCATATAGTGACATTCCGATTACACACACACGACCATCAACATACAATTTACATTTCATTAATTCAGTTTCTTCTATCGGACCGATAACATCTATTTGAATTGTTCTTTTATTCATAATTTTCCTGATTTGAATTAATAATTTGGAATTAGTTGATAGGAGATGCGGTTTCGGTAAGGTTGTCTAAATCTCTCAAGAAAACTACTACATCTTGGATAACGGGTACTCCATTCAAAGCCGAAGTGGTCAGATTGATACTATAAATATCAATACTTGGATATTTATCGGTAAGTAGCTTATTTAGTAGCGCAATAGATTTGTCATTGTAGATAACCATCCTATCTTCTATCTCAAAACCTAACCGAGACAAGTATTCTTCTTTCTTTTCTTCTCCTGCCTTTGAAACACGGGAAGCGAAAACCATTCCACTCAATGAGATTTTTGCAACGTATTCTCCAAAATAAAAGTCACTAACATGCCCAAATCCATATTCAGTCCACCAATTTCTAAATGATGATACCATAATTTTCAAACGTTCTCTAACATCTTCGTTTGAAACCTTCTCCCCAAGCTGATGACGTAATTTTCGATTTTCATCATTCAATGAGCGGATTTGTTCAGTTAATTTCTTTTGTTTCTCTGCAAGTACACCTTCATATCCCATTCGGGTAAGAAACCTATTCACATTGTGGTCTGTCAGAGAAAGGATGTTTTCTTTCATTCCTTCGGTGAGCTGCCCTTTTTCGAGCATCGTTATAGCCAATCCTAAATTTTGCTGAATTTCTTTATATTGCTTTTTCAATTCAGTTATCAGTTCTCCGTTAGAATCTTCTACAATAGCTGGCTTATCTTGCCTGTTAAAATCAAGCTGTCTTTCTTTCATTTCTAATTCGTTTTGAGCCATTTTCCTGATGTCAGGTAAACGGTAATTATTGCTAATTAAATTCTAATTGTATTATCAGTCAACTGTTAATCAACTTCCACTAAATCACCGTTTTCCAGTCATCAGCAGTTTTCATGATTTTCTAAACAGGTGGCTGAACGCATTATCCAAATCCCAAGTCCAGATTCAGTTTGGACGGGAAAGATTTAATGTATTCGTACATCTTATAAGCGAGGTTGTCATCATCACCGC